AACCCTGAAGAAAGAAAAGAGATGGGTTCTAAACTTAAATCTGAAATCAATAAATTAGATCCTAATAATCCGAATGATAAAAAAAAGCTAATGCTATTAGAAGGTGCATATGAAGGTCTATTAGCATCAGTTATGTTCAAAAATGATACAGAAGAGATGAGTGAGTTATTTGATGTTGACCCTACTGAAAACATGAATGATGAAGAGAAAAAGCAATATCAAGAAAAGGTAAAGAAAAAACAAGAGAAGAATAATAAAGACTACACTGAATTAAAAAAACTATTAGAGCCTTTATCAAAAGAAGAAATACATAAAAAGAATGAAAATGAGAAGATTATCAATACTTATTCTAAACAAGTGACAAGTTTAGATGAGAAGATCTCAGAAGTTAAAGAGAAAATAAAAGAATTAGAAAAACAAGGTCGTGGTATTAAAAGACTTGAGCAAAATCTAAGCACATTACAAGAAGACAAAAAGAAAGTAGAAAAAGATCTTTCTAAAATCAAGAAAGAGAATAGAGATCTTGAATTAAGGGACTCAGAAGAAAATGAGATCTTTTATTTAGAGTATGACAAACAAAGTCAAAGAAATCTAGAGGCTTTAAAAGATAGGATTAGTAAAGCACAACAAGATCCTAAAGCGGATAAAGATGCTCTAAAAGAAGATATAAAAGCATATGAGGATTTAATGGGAAAGAGAGAAAAAGCAAGACAAGGTAAAATCTTATTAGATGAGAGAGAAAGTAAATTAAGCAAATTAAAATCTTTAGAGCAAACGATTATAAAAGACGGATCTAGATTAAATATGATTATGTCTAATTTTAAAGATCTACAGAATAAAGTAGATAGAAGAATACCTTTATCTGAGACAGAGCAAAAGGAATACTCAAAATTAAAAAAAGAATTTACTTATGTAATATCCGAAAAAAAGAAGATAGATAAGAATGAAGAAGAGAGAAAACTCTTATCTAATACGGTGCAGAGATATCCTATAAGTCAAAATCTAGTTTCTTTAGTGAAGACGATGTCAGATCCGAAGTCATTAAGTGCATTAATGGATCTAACAAAAATTAAAAAACCTTCTACATATAAAGAAAACTTAAAGAAGATTTTAGATAGTCAAAATGATGAAGATTTAGCAAAAGTCTTTATAGGTGACAAATCGGAAGAAACTCCTGTTTCCGAAATGGCAAAAATGCTTATGCCTGATTATTGTCCCGAAGATAGTGGTAATATTAAACAAGATAGAGATGAAGAGTCAAAATGTAAGATTTCTTTATCTTATGAACAAAAGAAAATGATCAGGGAGCATTTATTAGAGTTTGCATCTACATCAATGTTTTTTGATAATGCTAATAGAGTGAAAAAACAAACTCCTAAAGTAAATGTACCACAAGAAGAAGATAAAACTCTAGATGAAAAGAAAAATCAAGAAGAAGATAAAACTCTAGATGAAAAGCAAAAGCAAGAGGAAGAAAAGATAAAGCAAAAGCAGGAAGAGGAATATAGGAAACAAGATGCAAAACATCTAGAGGATTTTAAAGAGGCTTTAAATCATCATGATCCTAAGAAAAGAGAAGATCGTATTAAGCAAATCATGACAGATTTAAGTTTAAATAGAGCAAGTCAAACCATGAGAGATACAAGATCGAAGGCAATGCTTGATGCCATTCGTAAAATCAATGACCCTAAAAAAAGACAAGAATACTTCTCTTTAATACAGAATAATGATAGTGATCCCCCACTTTTTAAAAATATTAAACTAGGAACTGATAAAAACTTTAATAAAGTATTTATTAATGACAACAATAATAGCAAAGGATTGGATTTTAATATGAAAAGAAAATCTACAACGATCACCAATTATCAGGAAGTAGCTAATACCTTTAGAATAGGTATGAAGGTATTTCCTTTTTATGGTGGGAGTAAAGATCATCACGGAACAGTAGTAGCGATTTTTCCTGCTATTGGTATGGTTGATGTTCAATTTCCTTTTGGAAGTGCTAGATATCCCGTAGAGGATTTACAGATTGCCGATATGGACATTGATCCTGTGCAATATGATTCAATCCCTGGGGGACTTGGCACAAAGCCTGTTAATGCTAAAACAGCATTATATTGGGCAGATAAAGATCGTAAATATAGGATGTGTAGAGATGAAGTCAGACCTACATGTCCTAGATGTAAAAGCATAGAGCTAAAGAAAACCATCTATAAAAGAATGGGTGGTAGATCTGAAAGACTTCTATGTTGTCCCGAATGTTTGTTTCTCATTAAAACCACAGATATACTTGGTTTCAACTAAGGAGTACATGAGATGGCATTTCTAAGATATGCAAAATCAAGTATCGTTAAACCTAAGATATTTGGTGGTGAGTGGGATCGTATTCGTGTTGCAAGTGGCAATAGGAGATTAGATGCTAGTTTGAAAGAACAAGCTGAAAGAATTTTAGGTGAAACATTTACACCTGATAAATACCTATTAACACATTCAACCATTGTTTGTTCTGTAGATGTAGATACACCTACAAATGTAAAGACAGGTGCTTTACAATTTGAAGGTGAAAAGATCAATAGAAGATTTGCAGATTATGTAGTGAAAGCTGATTGTGATCAATATATCAATAATAATCTAGATTGTTGGTCAAGAGGTGTATTACAAAAGTCATACAAATCTTTTATTGGTGCCCATAATTTCGTAGAACATATTCAAGTAGAAGAATTATCTAAAGGTAAGATTATTGATGCTGTATTGAGAGATATAGGTGATAGTCTTTATGTAGATATTTTAGTAGCTACAAATAAAAAGCATACTGATTTAGTTCAACAGATTATATCTGGTCAAATGAATGCTATGAGTATGGGATGTTCTGTAGATTATACAATCTGTACTAAATGTGGGAATGTTGCTAGTGATGAAACAGAAATGTGTAAGCATATCAAATATGAAAAAGGCAATGTTTTCTATGATGAAAAAGGCAACAAACATAGGGTAGCAGAACTATGTGGTCATGAGTCAGAAGGCGACAATGGTGGTGTTACTTTTATTGAGGCATCTTGGGTAGCAACACCTGCATTTAAAGGTGCAGTTGCTAGAAATACTTTAGATATTCAAAAAGTAGCTAGTCAATCTAAATCAGCTTTTGGTTTTGACGAAGGTGGTGATGATGAAGGTGGTGAAGAAAAGAAACCTACAGAGCCAGCTAAAAATCCTATTGATGAATTAGAAGATCACATTAAAAAAGTAGTAATGGATCGTGTAAAGACTAAGCTAGAAGATGAACTATCAGGTAAAAAAGAAGATCCTAAAGTAGATATGAGTAAATCTAGCATTCATGAGAACGACAGTTTGGTTAAAGAAGGTCATTTGAATTTTGAGAATTGGGCACATTCTAAATATGCACAAGAAGAAACTAATAGTCCTTCATTAACAGAGAATGATTTAGGGAAGTTATTAGATCGTATTAAAGATATGTCTGATAGTGATATTAAGTCATTAGTAGGTAAAGTAATGGATCGTTTGGTTGAAGAAGATAAGACTAAAAAACAAGCAAGTTTACAAGAACAGTATTTTAGTCATTTAAGAGTAGCTGTAGAGTTATCTCAATCAAATGATGCTATTGTAAAAAATGTTGCTTTTGTCAATAAGCAATATGGTGTTGAAATCCCAAAACATTTGTATCGTTTAGCAAGTTATTTAGGTAATACAAAACAATATGGTGATGTAAATACTTATTTAGCAACAGCCGATACAATCTATAAGAAACCTTTAACAATTAAAGAACAGAAGATTTTAGTAAGATTAGCTAAAATCTTAAGTTTAAAATAAAATCATTAAACGAATGGAGTTCATTATGACTTTCCGTACAAAAAGATCTTCTTTTTCTTCTAGAAGAAGAGCAAATTCTGGTATCCCAGGATATGATAATCAAGGTTGGGATGCTTTTGGTCATCCCGGATCTTATGCTCAACCTGAAGTAGATGAATATGGCATTGATAGTGATTTCGGCGAAAGTGTTCGCAAAGGTCCTTATCTTTCAGGTCCCCCACCAGCATCTGTTGGTTGGATGCCAGATCATCCTGCAGTAGATCAAGATCTTGTAGAAGATTATGAAACTGGTAGTCAATTACATGATTTGAATTTAAAGCAAGCTATGGAAAGAAAAGCATCTAAGTGCATCGAATTAGCTGAAAAGAAACTCGGCCGTAGAGCATCTGCTCGTGCTATTGAAGATCTTGCTTTGTCATATATGAATTTATCTAATTCTACTATTCAAAGAAAACTTGCATCTTCTTTTTTAGCAGAAGAAGAAGTTGAATCTGAATGGATGTCAGAAGACATGATGTCAGATGATTTGAGTATGTTTGCTGAAGATGTTGTACAAGACGGTACCGGTTATTATGGTGATGTAGATGCTGAAGATATGATGTCTGAAGATATGTTTGCTACTCATCATATGTCCGAAGATGATGACTCAGGCATGTTTGCTGAAATGCAAATGATGGCCCGTAGAGCAAATCGTAGCCGTTATGCTAAGAAATCTGATGAAGGTGCTGAACAACTTGCAGAACAAGCTATTGAAACAGCTGAACAACTTGCAGAAGAAGTAGAAAATCTTCAACAAGAATTGCAAGCTATGAAGAAGGCAAATCTTAAATTAAGACAAGCCAAAAAATCCGATGATGCAGAACAACTTGCTGAAGAAGCAGTACAAACAGCTGAAGAACTTGCTGAAGAAGTAGAAACTCTTTCAGAAGAAGTTGAAAAACTCTCCGAAGAATTAAAGCAAGCAAAGAAAGCAAATGCTCGTCTTGCCAAGGCTAAGAAATCTGAAGAAGACTTGGAAGAATTAAGTGATAGTGAAGTTCTTGAAGAAGAAATCAAAGCACTTAAGAAAGCAAATGCTCGTTTAAAGAATAGATTAGCATCTAACGATACACCAAGAAAATCAAGTGTTGGTCGTTTAGCAAGTGTTCTTAGTGATTTTGTTGCTGAAGAAGATGTTATTGGTGAAGGTGCTGAATCTTTAGCAGATCTTTTAGCTGAACTTGAGGCTGAAGAAATTGTAGAACAACAAGCAACTAAAATGGCAAGCAAATCTAATAAAAAAGCTGGTCAAAATGATCCTCGTTGGTTCTATCAAGAAGAAATTGAAGAAAGAGAAGGCAAGCAATCTTCAAAGAAAGCTATGTTCATGTCCGAAGAACAAGAAGAAATGATTTCTGAAGAAATGGAAGATGGCGAAGTAGATCCATTTGGTCTTAATGAAGATGACATGATGATGTCTGAAGATCCAAGATTAGCTAGTCTTTTCTCTTTTGCTAATGAAGAAGAAGATGAAGAAGTTGAAGAAGAAGAAGAAGAAGAAACAACAGCATCTAAGAAAGCTAGTCGTCTTGCTAAGGCTAAGAAATCTGAAGAAGAAGTAGAAACTGAAGAAGAAGAAGATTCTGAAGAAGAAACCGAAGAAGAAGAAGAAGAAAAGCCAGCAAAGAAACCTGCTAAGAAGGAACCTGCTAAGAAGGAAGAGGGAAAGAAAGCCTCTATTACTCCTAGACCAAAGACACAACAAGCAAGTGTAAAGACATTAGGCAATATTAGTAGAACTGCAAGTGATGCTAATGAGTTGTCAAAGTTGTGGGAGTCTGCACCAGATGTTAGCAAGTTCTTTAGCTAAGATTTGGATCTAGAGTAATCATTTTTTAGAGCATTTAAAATAAATGTGAAAAAGATGGTGAAAAAGTAGTAGATGACTATTAAATCTTTAATAGTTTATCTATTAAACAAGAGTATATAAAGTAAAGTTATTAAAAATAACTTTAAAACTTTTAAAAAAACTTTTTTCTTCATAAACCATTCTCTTGAAAACAGAGAGTCAGAGATTTAGGAGTGACATTATGTCTATTTCTTTACTTGGACAAGCGAGTGGTGGATTTACACAGAGTAATAGTGCATTGCGAATTCTACATGTTGGTGTTCGCAATACAGTTGGTCAATTGACTGCTGATTCTTTTACTCAAACTAATCCACCTGTTATTACAACAGCCGGTACTAAATCAACAGCAAGTGGTTTCACTGCTGGCGTTCTCGGTGTGTTAAGCGGTTCTATTGCTTTTGCTCGTAATGACGAAGGTGAATATTTTCATGGTGGTCCTACCGATGCTAATGTCGGTGGTGCTGGTGTTACTGCTAACCCAAATCAAAAGCCACTAGGTTGTTTCATTAATACAGCTGTAGGTCTTGCATTTACAAATCAACCAGGTGTTGCATCAAATCGTGGTCCCTATGTATCTGCACAAGGTACTTATGGTAACAGCCTCTATGAAACACAATATCTTACCGGTGCTGATGTAGGCGATCCTTTAGCATACAGCATTGGTGATGAATTGTTTGCATCTGTAAACGGTTATTTGACTAATAGCCTCGAAGATGGTGATTTGCATGATGTTCAACATGGTTCTGGTCCTAATGATGGTGCTAAATGGACCATCGGTATTTTAACTGTTGCAGGCGATACATCTTCTGATGAACTCGTCTATGACCAAAGAATTTAATAAAGAAAGGTAGCAGTTAAAATGACAAATGTAAATGTTGATAACGCCGTAAAGCAAAAGATTATTTCTGATTATATCAAGACCCCACAAGGTCGTGCTAAACTTGCATCTTCTATGACACAACCACTCCGTCTTAGAAGAGATTATACCAGTGTTGGTCGTAAGACTTTCTTGGTAGAACAATTACCTGATGGTGCTTTGCCTATCTATGACAAAGATCCTGATGTTACAGCATTCGTAGTTGGTGAAGAAGGTGAAAACATTCTTGCTATTACCAAGCCACGAAGAGTAATTTTCCCTCTCTTTGAAATTGCATCAAATCCAGAAATTCCTTTAACACAAATTAAAGAAAGACGATTTGACTTGATCGAAAGAGCCCAGGATCTTGCTAGAGCCCAAATTCAAGCTGCCGAAGATGAAAGAGTATTTGCTATTCTCGATGCTGTAGCTACTCAAGGTTTTGATGGCGTTGCTGGTCAAACTAATCCAGATATTCCTGTTATTGCTCCTTTAAATGGTGCAGTACTTGCTGATGCTTATGCACAAATCGAAAAACATGATCTCCGTGTTGCTCGTGTATTTATTAATGCTCGTGATTATGCAGATATTAGAAAATTCGGTCGTGACATCTTGGATATCGAAAGCCAGGCTGCCTTGCTCAAGACAGGGTTGCAAGCAACTCTTTGGGGCGCCCAAATCATTACTAGCCGTTTGGTTAATCCAGGTACCGTATATGTTTGTTGCGAACCCGAAATGTTTGGTCGTATCCCAGTTCGTACTGAATTGACCGTTCTTAGTGCAGATGATCCTAAAGCCCGTACAATCGGATTTTCTGTATTTGAAAATTTAGGTATCGGGGCCTATAATCCTCGTGGTTTAACAAGATTGACAGTAACTCGTTAATTTAATAAGCCTATTAAAACATCGATATTATCGTAGTTTTAAAGCCACTGTGTAATTATACATAGTGGCTTTTTTTATTTTAAGTGTGGATTTACTTGTCTTCATTTTTCATTTTTTGTATACTTTGCATACAAGGAGGACAATAAAATGAAAAAGATACCATGTCCAATTACATCCGATAGATTATCGGAGTTATATACGAAGTTATTATTGACAGATGAGAAGATAGCTGAAGTCCTATGTAAAGAAGGGTATGATGCTACTGAAAAGAGAGTTCGTACATGGAGGACAGATTATAATATCTCTACATTGCAAAGATATGAAAGATTTACACCACCGTCTATTGATGGTGAATTGAAATCATTATTAATAGGTTCTATGTTGGGTGATGGTAGAATTGCTTTTAGGAGACAAGCATCTCATTATGAAGAAAGACATTCACCTGAACAACTAGACTATTTAAAGTGGAAAGCTGATAAGTGGGGTGAATGGAGTGCTGGTGATTTGTCTATTGCTTATAGTAGACAATTCCCTAGTTATATTTTTAGAACTAAGGCACATAGTGATTTGAACCCTTATAGAGATTTATTCTATAAAGAAAGGGAGAAGGGATGGAAAGTTGTTAAGCCCGAATTAGTGGATATGGTAGATGCTTATGCTTTAGCCATTTGGTATTTAGATGATGGTTATGCTGGTCATTATCCTGCTATTACTTTTGGTGCAAAAGAAGGTAGTCGGGCAAATGCTTATCTTATCTTTGAGAAGTTTGGTTTATCTCCGAAATGGAATTTAAAGAAAGGTGAGACAGGGGAATTTCATTTTAAGAGAGAAGAAGGTGATAAGTTTATTGAGATCATTAAGCCTTATGTGCCTGATTGTATGTCTCAAAAGATGACATTTGCATAT